CCCGTCAAAATCATCTCCCGCGCGTCGTCGGCCATACACGCCGCGCCGGCGGCAAGGCCGCCCGTTTCTTGAATTGCATTGATTTCAACACCTTCCATTTTTCCACCTCGTTATTTTTTCACAAGCGG